CCTTTTCGCATACCTAGTTTCATAGCCGAGTAAGTCTTACCTGTACCTGGCTTTCCATAGAGTAATATGCGAGGGGACTTAATTACACTCTCTAGTAATGCCCATTGATTTTTCATTATTCCTCCTCTTTAAGTAGACTCTCTACTTGTGTAATAAAGTCAGAAGTAAGTGATTCAGTATCAAGTGATGACCACAAATCATATGTGCCTTCATCTACGAGTACTGCTTCTGGTACTTCTGGTAGCAATTCGTATGCTTCAGCAGGAATATCTACCATACCTGTATGGCTATTCTCATAGTCATCAGTAAATACAAATTCCCATATAGTTCGGTAATGTGTATCGCTTGGCTCTCCTGCTATAAAGTGATGAGGTACAACTAGTCTTAGAAAAACAGGGAACTTCTTGTCTATCTGCTTATCTGCTGTGTCCTCAAATAGCCAATCAGCTAGACTTTGGTTGTAACCTATGTCTACTGATAATTCGTTTAGGTATTGTAGAATATCTCTAGTAACAGCAACATACCTCTTTGGTATTGTCGCATCACTTATATTCTTACCTATGCTATCTAGCATATTTTCAATGTCGGGGTTTAGCCCATCATTATTAATTGTCATATTCTCCTTCCATAGTTTCCTAATTTCTTATCGTATTTTTTAATTAGTTCTTGTCTGTCTTTAGACCACTCACATATTTCCTCTAAGAACTCAATGTCATTGCACTCTGCAATGAAACTATTTAGTTCCTCTTGTAGTGTTGGTCTAACTACATTTGTTACGAACTTCTTTATTTCCTCTTTGTTATCCACAACAATCACAACCTCTACCCATAGCTTGCATATTTACTTGCTCATGCAAAGTAAAAGCAGCTACATGTTCGTTATGTCTAACACAACCTATTAGTAATTGATTGTCAATATTGATAGCAATTTCTAATCTGCTGTATTCACGAGGGGCTTCGCTCTTGTCGGTCAATTCCCAATCCTCAACACACTTACGACAGTTAAGGTATGAGATAACCTCATGCGATTTAACTTCTTCCATTATTCCTCCTCTGTAAGAACTTCTTTAATGAAGCTCTCAACATCAGCGTTACTTACTTTCTTTATTAAGTCGCCGTTTGAAGTCGGTATCATATTGGCTAACGCATCAGGGTGTCCTATCATTACCACTTGTGGTAAATCAATTTCTACACTTTTAGCAAACTTTCTCCATGTAGTACCTTTGGTTAGCATTTCAGCACCCTCTACTAATAGACCTGCATAAACCTGTGCATAGTCATCAGCAGTTTTACACTCAGAAGTATCTACTACACCATCTTTTGTAGCGTCAATAAATATTTCTGCTGTTAACATAACGAATTTCTTAATGAAGTTAATAGAATTTTCATCTACTAAAGTCATGAAGTAGTCCATCATCATCTCAACAGGATTGTTTTTAGGTGCGAAATACATATCGCTTTCTATGATTCCATCATCTCTATCTCCGTTTAAGTGCAACGCCCTAAGACCAAACACTCTTGGGATAAAGTCATCTTTCGGTTTCAATGGTTTGAAACCTAGTGATTCTGCTCTTTCAAACATTTCTT